ACTTAAAAATACTAGCATATGTTTTATAGTTTTTGATTTTTGCACGAAACAAATCATTTATGGGATATGTTTCTTTTATTTCTTTAACCAAGTTATACCGAGCATCTGCTAATTCTTTGTTGCCAAGTTTTCTGTGATTTTCAGTAACTACACTTAGCAATGACTCTGCTTTTGCAACATCTGATGTGGACTCTTCTATTAACAATTGATATAATCGTTGCTCTTTTCCAAGACAAGTATTCTCCGAAAAGTGTTTCTTTAGCAACTTATTTGCAGATGATGAATCGTTTCCATCAAGCACATCAGCGGTTATTTGTCTAACGAGTAGTTCAAACAATATGCCGGTATTCTTGTATTTACTGTGTTTTAGTTTCTTCACATCGATGTTGGTAAGGTATATATATCTGTGTATAAATATAAATATAAAATAGATTTTACCTAATTATTTTTCAATTATATTTTTATCGTCTAAATAATTTGTTTCAGTAGAGGGAGATGAAACTTCTTTGGTTTCCTCAGTTTCACATATTAGTTTAGACATTTCTGTTGATTTTTTTGGATTATTGTCTTGTTTTTTCTTCAAAAAGTTATCAAGTTTAGTCAAATCAGATTCTAGTTTTAACGGACTATCTCCCCAATCTCTTCCACTAACTCTTCGTTCATCTGCACCAAGTGGGTCTCTGCCCATTGGTTTTTCATCAGGATGATCATATTTTTTGTCAGAATTTTTTCGTTTCTTTTCTTCTTTTTTTCTATTCTTTATTGCTTCTTGTTTTTCTTCATCTGTCATTTTATCAAACTCACCAAAACCCCACCCTTCATCTTCTTCAGTATCTTGTACTTGATTTGGGTCAGCAGGATCGTTTCCTTCATTTTGAATACTTTCCAGTCTAAAGAATTCTTTGGCATCATCTACAAAATTGCTTCGTATGTCATTAACTTCATCTTCAGAGAGACCGAATATCTTATCATATACCCAATCCTTGGAAAACATTTTTGCATCTACCATATCACGTGCGGTGCTGAGTTTTTCTGATAGGATTCTCACTCTTTCTTCTTCAAAAATTGTAGATGGATTCGTCAACTTCAAACTAAAATCTACTAACTTAGCATCTGTATATCCCTGTGAATACAGATGCACAATGGCAATTTTTGTAAGCTCACTGACCACAATTCTTTGCACTCTTTCAATTGTTCTTGCGAAACGAATATCTTCCGCAGCCAAAGTTGCTTTGCCTGTTATAGTTTCATCGTAACCCAAAAATGCTTTTGGTACTTTAAGTGCAGCCATCATTTTGTTTTTGACATACTCAATATCATCAGTTCCATCATAAGTCATAGAACCAAGATTTTCAATTCGAGTTCCACTATCCCCACCACGAACAGGTAAAAAGAAATCTTCGGTCATATTTTGTAAATTGAATTTTAGATTATAGTCACCTGTTTGTTCATCAACGAACGGAACTTTTTTCATTTTGTTAATAACCTTTTGCATAAAGTTATCAACTTCATTTGGTGGAATGTTACCAATATCAATGTAAAACATTCGTTTTTCAGGTGCTCTCATTATTCTGTGAATAAGCATGGCATCTTCCATAAGTTGAAGTTGTTTCCAAGTTCTTCTTCCTGATTCTACCATACTTTTTCCATACGGAAGGTAGTTGGTGTCACCTAATAATCTAAAGTGTGCTATTTCATAGTTTTCATATTCTGCACGATGCTGTCCTTCTTGTTTGAACATAACAAGTTGTGGGTTATCAGGATCCATATCTTCAATACGAGTCATTTCATAAGTTGAAACTGGTTTTACATTCATAACTCCGTATTCTGGTTCTATTTCTAAATGCAGATAAAAATCTCCATACTTACACATATTACGAATCCAACCCCATAAATTAAATTCAACATTCAATATGTCGTAAAATAAATTTTCAAGGATACCTTTAACATTTGAATCTGTACTTGATATTTTTAGTATCTCACCGAACTCACTCTTTGTAGTAGATTCATCTGCATAAATGTCTAACGCACTTGAAATAATTGGATCGGTGTCCATTATTTCGTAGTCACTAAATAATTCTAGTCGTGCAGATTGAAATCCAATATTATTGAATCCATTTGCATAATCACTATACAGAGTATGCATTCGTTGATATTTATCACGGGATCGTTTAGAATATTGTAAATTGTCTGTGTCTGCTACTTTTAGTTTCTTTCCACCTACATTGCGAACAACTACTCCACTTGAGAAAAGTCGTTTCAATGCACCGAAGAATTTGTTTTGTTGTTTGGGATCGTCTGCCATAATATAAATTTATAAGTGTTTGATTGTATGAAATATATATGTATATGTCAAACTAATATATATTACTGCAACTCGGCAGCTGCACCTATTATATCCCCTCCATCAAATCCTTGAAAAGGACCAAGTGGGTTTTTCTTCTTTTCTAATCGGTCGATGTTCTTTTCTCCTGAGTATAAAACATACTCAACGGTATCATCTACGATAAGAATCAATACACTAATTTGCCATCCTGTTGTGTGTATGTTTTTCCTAAAATTAAGCATATCTAAAAATACACTTCCTTCTCTTTGATTTTTTAGTCTTTCTAAATTTATTTCGTATGCAAGTCCATCTTCTTTGGCAGCTAACATTTTAAGAACTCCGGCAGGCAGTTCTATTTTATTGAATAGTGTATATCGTGATGGACTATCTAATTTGAACTTGGTCATTACATCAAGATAAGTTAATCGTTTGACATTAGGTATATTTTCTAAATCAAGACCCACATTAACCAAATCCGAGTACTTGGTTTCTCCGACTACGATTTTATCAACAACACCTTCTACTTGTGTATAAGTTTCAAATGAAGACTCCGTATATACTCCTTGAGTCGGTAACAAAGATTGTGTTGCACAACCTCCGGTAAAAAATAGTAATCCCATTGCTATGAGTATATTCGGCGTTTTATTCATTGTGTTGTCTCCTAATTGTTGTTGTTTATTTAAGTAACCAGTCTAAATTTTCTGTTCCACCGTGTGGATTTTTCATTTCGTATGGATTTGTAGTAAGACCAGATTGACGATAATTTGATCCTGCATCCATATTCGCTGTACTTCCCATATAATCAAATAAAGATTTTTGTGTCTCTATATTTTCAGAACGAAATCTAAGTGCAGTATCACGGACCCATAGTGCAATGCACAAACTCATAACCAAATCATCATTGTATCCTTGCATTGCTTCTGCTTTTTGTCCGTTCCAAATAAATGTAAACATTTCATCAAGAGTTCTTTCCGAAAAAATCTCAACTTCTTTTTCACGAACATATGTTTCCATTTTACTGATGATGAGTGGTCGAGTTTTAATAGATGTAGTAAAACCAGGTACTTGCTTTTTATCCATACGGCTTAATTTATTAGTATGTTGAGAAAATTCATCTATATATTGAAAATCTCGTTGTGTGTAATATAAATTACTATACCCCTTATCTATAATTTGTTGAAGAACCGCCCAACCTATATTTGCATTTTCCACCACAAGCAATGCTCCATTGAATTCACTTGCAACTGCAACTAACAAATTTCCAAAGTCTTTTGTTTCAACTTCTCCTTTGAACTCTGCAACTTGTCGTACATTTTCTACATCAAATACATGAAATGCACTTTTATCACGACCATCTCCACGGGCAACATCAGCTGCTATAACATAATCTTTGTTGTGGTTGGGATATTCCCATATCCAGTATTCTTTATTTGCTCCTCGTTTTTCAACGGGTTCTTTCATTAAAGTTTCTTTGTACCATTCTATGAGGTCTGCATCAATAACAGAACGACCACTGCTAATGAAGTCACAATCACATTCTTGGGCTGCGTCTTTATCTCCAAGTAACTTGGTTTGTAAATCTCTCCAAGTTTGGTCACGATCAGGATGTAGATGCCAATGAAGTTTAATTGGATTAAAATCATTTGATCCGTCCATTGAACCAACCCAAGTTTTATGAAAGAAGTTACCTATTCCATTTGGTGTAGATAGCAATATAGAACGACCTCCTGTTGTAATCGTTGATTGTGATGCAGTCCATATATCTTCCATATTTGTAATAAACGCACACTCGTCCACGATAAGCAAACTCAACGAAGTAGAACGAGAAGCATCAACACTGCTTGAAGCTGCACGAATGCTACTTCCGTTTTTGAAACGCATACTCAGTTTATTTTTTTCTGTACACTCACTTCTCAACCAACTTGGTAAATTTTCTGCCATATGTGTCACTTTAGTAACAATATTTTTTGCAGTTTCTTGGTTGATAGCAATACACAGAATTGACCTATCGGTAAAAAATGTCATTAACCACAGGGCATATCCAGATACCAACGTGGATATTCCCATTTGTCTTGCTTTTAGAACAATATTAAATTGTTCTTCTTTAAAACTTTCTAAAGTTTTCTCCTGAAATTCATACAAATGAAACGGTATTGTTCCTAATGTTGGGTGTTGAATTTTACAATACTTTTTCATAAAGTATATAGGTGATTTCAAACACTCTGTATACTCTTGTTTTATTAATTCCCTTAAGGGCATTTTTTGTCCGTCTGCCATTAAGGATAAATATATATGTATTTAATTTTCTATAATATAAAAAGTTTCAAGGTATCGTTGGAACTTTTAAAATTCTATATCTGCATACTCGACAAGTTCTTTTTCAATATCACCAATTCGCTCTTCAACTTGTTTGATATCAGAGTTCAAATCTTCCATTAATTTGCCTTTTTCTGGAATATTCCACTTTTCAAGTGAACCGTCTTCGTTTAAAAATTGAGGATCATTTTCAATGTAATGCTTTGATTCTGCCATTTTGATTTTAGCATCAAGTAAAAAACTTTTTTCGTTTTCTAGCATAGTCTTTTTTTCGTATGCATCGTATTTTCCTTCGTCTTTTAATTTCTGCTCTTTTTCTTGTACGCAATCAAAACACAGTCCTTTCATTGCTACCATTCGTTTGTCAAGAAACTTAGTGGTATCACAGGTACAAACTTCCTTGGGACAACTGGGTGCAGATCTTGAAAGTTTTCTGATTTTGTCCATCATTGTCTCTGTTCTTGCCTTTGTATTTGCACCGACCTGTTTCCATTCCTTTCCGTCTTTATCAGTCCAAACTTCTCCTGGTTGACGAATAACAAGTTCTTCAACTTCTCCTTCATATCCGTGAACTTTAGGTATTTCTTCACCTTTAAATAATTTCTTAGAACGTTTTATAACGTACTTTAAATCTTCTTTATCCATTTTAGCCATAACTTTATTATTCCATTCTTTTTTTGTTTTGTCAAACTATTAAGATATGTTTTTAAGATTTAGTATACATTCATCTAAAAACACATTCACTAAAAAGTTTTCATATTGGGTTCTATACTTCTTGCGTTGAGACTCCGTTAAGTCGTATTGCATAAAATATAATTTGCTACAACACTCTTCATGTTTTCTAAATCTATCTGCTATTGCGTGTATTATTTTTTTCACGGGAGCATAATCTTCTCCATATCCATATAAATAATATGCACACAATGATGCGTTCTTTGCCTCTGTGTTTAAGACTTCCACAAATTCACGATCAAGGTATGTTACCTGTTGTGGAAGAATTGCACGATGAGAAGTTCTGAATCGGTTTACTGTATCACTCACGATTTTATCAATCTCCAACTCCGTCAAATAAATGTTTCCATTCAACTTGATCATGCTATTGCTCCTTATACGGTAATTGTATATGTTCCTTGTTTTGCCACGAAGTTCGGCTTTATCATAACAGTCATAACCACAAACATAAGATTGTATGGGGACTTCTCTTGTAGTATTCCGATTAAATTTAATGCACTTTTTTTATCGTTTACATGAATATAGTCACCTACATCAATTCTATCAAATAACAATGCTTTTGAAATACTAGGTATTGCTTTATCAGCAACATTCATAATATCGTTTTCAGATATTTGTGTATGATCGTGTCGTGATTGACGATCACCTGCGTGTTTTGTTTTATTGATTTGAACGGAAATTGTGACCTTGTCACTAACCGTTCCTATAACTGCGTCCATTAACTTAATCGTATTTCCCTTTTTTGAAGTCTTTTCTGTCGTATGTTTTTTTGCTTTTCATTGGTCTGCTTTTAGGTAGTGTTTCTTTACGGACTTTTTTATAAGCATCCATCTTAGACATAAACTTTTTCTTTTTTGCTTCCGATAAGTTTCTTATTTTATGAACAAGCATCTTGATATATTCTTTTTTACTACCACGACCTTTGAAGTATGGACTTTGATCACTCAGCATTTTTGCTATATCAAGCATTGCTTTTAATTCTTTTGCATCTTCTTCATTTTCTTTGTTTTCGTTCATTTCAGTCCATCCTGTTTTTGGTACAAATTGATATTTTTCAAGTTCAATGCCCTTTGGAGATAATACCATCAAAAATTCGTTTCCTTTTGCACGAACTTTTTTGAAAGTAAATTTATCATTTGGGTATTGTTTCTTCCAATCTTTTTTTATTTCGTTTGCAGTTTTGTATTCAACCCTCTCGTTAACCGGTCCATCAAGTTTAGTAAACTCTACATAAAACAAACCAGTATCCATTGATTCAAACGGCTTTCCACCAACATTATCTGTATGTTTTTTAGCATCTTTTCTTGTTTTGAATACATAAGGTTTGAGTTCCCCGTCCACATATCGTGCAGATACTTCTGGTTGCGAACCATTCACACTTAATGTAAGAACTCCGTGCTTTCCATCCACAGACTCTTGAACATCGTTACTACCTGCTCTTGCTTTTTTAACACGTTCTTTTTCTTTTTTCTTTACCCGAGGTAATAATTTTTTTGCAACTTTTGCTATTAAACCTTTCTTCGCATCAATTTTTTTGTCAACCTTTTGCTTTTGACTTAGAGATAATTTTGCATACGGTAAACCACCCGTTATTCTTTTTACCAACAAATTTTTTGCGGTTTTTTCAGCAGATGCTTTTAATTTAGCAGGAGTCTTCATTCTTTTTGCAAGAAGTTTTTTCTTTTTTGCTCTCTTTTTTGCAGTTCTTCTTGCCGACATAGCAAGTTTTCTTCGTGCTTGACGAGATAAATTTCTTTCATCAACTTCCATATCTAAAATCTCATTATTCCCATGATTTGATTTATAGGAGCAAATGTTCCTGTTAATTTATATGTCCCACCCTTATATTGGAATACGATTCCTTCACTTGGTGCGATAACCTTTGTTCCACCAATCGCAGTTAATCTGTCAAGGTTCTTGAAGAGTTTTGCAATATCCTTTTTAAACTTTTCAGGAGATTCCACCGAACTAATCTTTTTTGCTTTTAAAGTTTTAGTGTGTGCATCGAGTGCTTTTGCTATATCATCACTTCCACCAGCAGCCACAAATCCTTTAACATTTTGCAGAACTTCTGCTCCAAGTTTCAAAAAGATGAATTGAAATGGCCACATATTTGCTTCAAATTGTTTTACGATATCTTCTTTTTCAAATTTATTGACCCAATCTTTAAGTTTGGGTTGTTCGGATAAATCCATTCGTATCGTTGTGATCTTATTTGATTTATCATTGTATGCCCACCTACCTATAAGTGCTTCATATACTTTTGATGGAAATACCTCTTTTAATTTGCTTTGTTGTTTATTTAAAAGATTTCTCCACCAAGCATCGTGATACTTCATTACTTTATCATTGTCTTTTAATTTAAATTCTTTTTTAAGTTTATCAAGCATCGCAGAATACTTTGCAAAAGAATCTCCGAATGTTTTACTTTTCGGAAGTTCCACGACAATTGGTGCGTTCAGTGAATAACGACTTTGAACATCTGCATTGATTTGTTTGAGCATACCACTTAGCATACGAGCAGAATCTTTAAGTTCGCCAGTTATATCATTACCATCCGAATCTTCTGAAACGGGTTTGCCGGCAGAGTCGTATGCCTGTGTTCCGTGGAAAACCAACATATCTACATTTTGAGGTATGACATTTTGTGTAGCAGGAGTCATTACCTCTATGTTCATAAATCGTTCACCTTCTTTAAACACTTTATTTTTCTGTGCATCACTTAAACTTGAAATTGCTGATTCTAAATCTTTAACTGCACTTACAAACGCATCACGAATGTTCTCAGGACGATCCGAAAAAATACTTTCAAATTCAGAAACATCGGGTGCGGCCGCACCTGCATTTTTCAAATGACCTTGATTTCTCGCCGAGACCAACTTTCCATCTTTCCAAGAAAACATTAAATTTTGACCATCAAGTTTTTCAGTAACTTCCTTTTCAACATTAAGTTCACCTGCTAATGATCTACGAATCATTTCCTTCAAATCCGCAAAAGTTAAATCTTTATCATCAAACGGATGACTCATGTGACCAGCCGCCCCTCCTTCTGTTAAAAGTTTATTTTCTTTGATTGCCTGACCTTCGACTCCTTTATCTATTTTGTCTTCGTTTTCATCATCTTCTACATCAAGTGTATTTCCATCTACATTTTCTTCACCTGTTTTATCATCTTTTCTAATAGATGCTTCTGAACCAACGAAGTCAATTAGTTTATATCCTGATGTTTCTGCTACTCCGTCAATGAATTCAACCCATTGATCATGTGCAGATTTACTTTTATCAATCGAAATCTGATTATTTGCAGTCGTTTCGTCTGTAACTCCTGCTGGATAAAAACTTACTGCTGGAACAGGACCTGCGTATTTTCCCCATTCACGATAATCCATATTACGACCCAATCCGTGTTTTCCGACAACATAGTCAAGCAAATCATACCCAAGTTGTTTTACACGGGCATCACTTTCTTTTTCATAAACATCACCGGGAAAAAACGAACCAGGACCATCATCTACAAGTGATAATCCTGATAATGCAATTGTACTTATTTCGTTAACAAGATTTTCAAACTTAGGATACTCGTATAAGAAACTTTCAAATAACTCTTCGTTTTCAAATAGTGTTGAGAATTTTTTGGTCAAATACTTAAATATCTTTTCATCATACCAACCAAAAAGTTCTTCAAATGCTTTAATCTTTGTCATTTCATCATACTCAGGACTTCCAAGTAGTTCACGTATGTATGTTCCGTTTACTTCTTTTCCAAGTACCTTGATGCTTACGTGTGGAGCAACAATAAAATATCCGTGATTTTTGTATGGTTCTAAATTATTTTTATTCTTTTTATATGATTGGTAGTATCCAGGAGTTCCATCAACTTTTTTAGTTTTCAATCTACCTGCATCTTTTTCTCCGAAGATATACACAACTGCCGTGGTTTCTGGATCATAATTATCTAATAGTTCCGCACATACATATGGATTCTTAACCTTGACCACATTTCTTACTTTGTGCTTTTTCCATATCATATTCTTTTCTTTGAAATCCAATGGACTTTTTGTTGTGTCAGTTTTATCACTTGTTGCAACCCAAGCTTCATCAAATTGTTTGTCTAACCACTTGTATGTTTTATAGTGGTGAGCACCCGCGGGTTGGAATCTACCTGGATAAATTCCTATTACCTTTGTAACATTAGAATTTTCAAAAATTGTTTCTATTTCTTCGGTTAAATAATTTTCAAGTGTTTCTTTTACAGAAACGTCTGGTGTAATATCTATAGGTTTCTTTATAGCACTTTTTTTGTCTTCGGGTGATGTTGTCACGTAATCTTGGTACTTTCCGATTGGTGTTGTTTCGTATTTTCTAATGTTGCAAGAAATCTTAGCATCATATTCATTTGGCAAATTGTTTTCTATACCAGTAAACTTTACTGCATCAGGAACCAAATACAATATCATTTCTTTTTTATTTAAATTCATAAGTTGCTGACTTGATGTCCACAAATAATGTTGGGTTCTTACTATATCGTATTTAGGACCCCTTTCTTGTTGGTGATTGTAAAACGCAGGAAACATTTCTTCGTATACATCTGCACCATTAACCAACTGTTCAGCATTCTTCATACGAATTTCAGAAGAATCTCTGTTGTCACCAGGAGCATATCCAGAAGTAGGATCAGCAATTCCGTGGTTGGTTCTAATCACTGGTTCTGTTAACTCGGTATCTGTAACCGTTGGTTCTGTTTTGCTTGTATTTTCAATGACCTTGGTTGTAGTTCCGTCACTTACAATCGTATGACCTTTTACACCCTTTTCAAAGTTTAACAACGACTCAACAACCTCGTTTAGAGTTTTTTTGCTGAGTGCTTCTTTAATTCTGATTCCGTCTTTTGATGGTTTCTTGGTTTTCTTGGCAATCTTTTTTTCTTTTTCGTCACGTTTTACCATCAACGCACTATTCACAATTCCAATTCCCTCGGAATTCATTCCTTCTGACCAACCCGTATCTTGATCCACTACATAGCATAACTCAACACCTTCACTTGTTAGTTCCCTAACAACTTTCAAACTTGGTGCATAATTTCTATCTCGGTTTTTACCAAGAACAACGTCTTCACCAAACTTTTTAGCACACACAACGCATTCTTCTATAGGACCTGCTTCACACAATGAAATATCATTTGTTAGCAACTCGGATAGTTTCGTGCCGAAATCTGTGCTTAAATGCTCCATTTACTTTTCGAGTAATTCGGATAAAATCTTGCGAATTTGTTTTCTGAGTTTTTGTTCGTGTACTTTTCTTGATACAAACTGATTGAATTGTATTTTTGACATTGAAGCAAGTTCGTCTGCCATTTCGTCAAATCCTTTTCTTTCAAGAAACTTGATTACTTTATCTTTTGCTTTCAAAATACTTGAGTGCAAACCAGACATAAAATCAAGTGCTTTTTTGTACTCAGGACTTGTTAGTTTTATTTCATTTGTTTTTTCCATTTTTGATTCCTCGTATTGAGACATATAAAAATCTTCATCAGATGCAGCTGCTTGAAAGTCTCTATATGCTTGTTCTGCTTTTTTTCCTACTAATATTACTTTTCCTTTTGGATAATAAAGTATTTCATCACCCTTCTTAAATTTTACTTCGCCTTTACGTAATCTACGTTGAACAGGTAATCTTTGTTCACCCGACACTCCATCGTATTTTGAGTTCATCCAAAATGGATCATCTTTGTATCTTTTGTATTCTTCGATGCTCATAATTAATCCTCAAGATATTCTTCTATCTTTCCTGTTTTAAGATGCCGCGTACACGCCTTGCGTTTATCACGATGCATATGTGGTGCTTTTTTCAAATACTCATCGGTGCAATGAAATACATATCCATCAACTACAGGGCCCTCACTGGTTTCTCCTTCACTGAATATTCCAATAAACTTAAAATCTTCTTTTTCTTTTTGCACAAGTTTATTTGCCATTCCTCTTGCCCAAGTTTCGTTTCCAAACTTAGACGATGAAAAACTATAACGAGCATGAGTAGGAGCCATTTCAAGATGCCAAGCCTCACCCAACTTATCTTCTGAAATTAATTCATCTATAATTTTATCAAACATCAATCTTTTTCTCCTTTGAATTTCATAGTTCTAATATGATGGAAATACTTTACAAGTTGGTTTCTGCTCAGATTTAAACTTTCTACCAACCTCGATAGCACCGCAAGATTTCTTTTTTCATTTAGCTTAAACTTGTTGATAACGTGAATCGAACGACTTAAATGTCGTTCCAAATCCATAGGAAGAACAACTTCTTCCATAGATACCATATCGAGGTCTTCGTTCATACGGTTTCGTTTATCACCACTCTTACTCATTTTATCGTGTTTCATCATCAAAGTAATCCACTGTTTACCGATTGGATTTTTAATAGGTTTTCCAATGAACCGTGCAGTTGCTTTTAATATAAATGGAGCAAGATTGAGTTTACCTGGTTTTGTTTTGCTTCTTAAATCTTCTGAGTTATCAATAATAGTAAAATTCTGCTTGAATACACTTTGAAATTTTCCCATATTCTTTTGAACATCTTTCCATATAACATCCACAATTTTACGTGGAAGTTTTCTTGCACGAAAAGCATTTCGTTGTTGTGCAACTTCAAGTGTTGTATTAACAAATACCATATAACAATCGTATCCAAGTTTTTCCAACTCTTTCTTTTGTTTTGATATTTTAGCATAATCATCACCTGTTCCATCAACAATAACACCCAACCTACCATTTTTGTAATGCTCGTATTGTTTGAGCATAATGTTTTTGGCACGTGAACGAATTGAGTTTGGATTACTGCTTGTTATTTGTTGAAACACATCATCATCAAGTGAACCTAAATCTAAACTATGTCCTGCTTTTTTCAACAAATGCTCAAACGAACTATCACTATTTACTATTTTTAATCCAGTTGAAGTTAATGACTTTACTTCGGGTGTTGTATTAAAAACGGTATCTACAACTGCTGATTTACCTGCACCAGGACCACCCGCTAAAAACACTGCTTTCAAAATACCAGGATCATATACACCTTCAACGAGTGTAAAATATCCTTTGCGAAGACCGGCCTTGATAAGACTTTCTTCTTGGACTTCTTGGTTTTCTTCGGAATTACTCATAAATACACTTCAGGTACATAATAAATATATATCTAAATATGTTTTATGCTCCGTAATTTATCTTACTAAAAGAACCTTCTTTTTGAATTTCAATAATCTCGTCCACCATATCTCTCATTACGTCCAAGTGACTTATAACCATTATGAACTCAAACTGCCCCTTTAAATAGGTAAACAGATTAAATACACTACTTATGTTGTCTCCGTCTAATGAACCCCATCCTTCGTCAATAACAAGGAAATTAGAACGTGGTAAACTACTTACGTTGATAAGTGCTACTCGCATTGCGATACTGCTGATGAATCGTTCCATTCCACTGCACATTTCTAATGGCCAATGGCGATCTTCATATGTGATCTTTGAATAGATATGTTTTCCATCCATTTCAAGTTGCATACCAAAATCTACAATCTGAGAAAGAATATTATTAACTTCACTTTCAATACTCGGTATCGTTTTGGAAATAAGTTCATATGAAATACCATCACGTTTAACTGCATCAAGATACAATTCGTATCCTCGTTTTTTTCGTTCATATCCCTTTGCTTCTTCGATTGATGCGACTACATCTTCGTGTTCTTTTTCAACAATCTTAACTTCACCAAATAAAGTTTGAAGTTTTTCGGTCTCTTCGTTTGCGGTTTCATTTATACCTAGTAATTTGTTTTCAAGATCATTAACTTCAAATTGCAATTTTTTATTAAACTCAATAATATCTTTACATTCATAATATTCTTCGATAGTTTTATCGTTGATAACAACATCCTTTTCCAATGATTCTATCATACTTGATAACGCAAGTACTTTAGAGTCTGCTTCGTTTATTTCGTATGTGAGTTGAGTTGTTTCATTTTTAAGTTTACCGTGCAACTCATATTCCGATTCAACATTTTTATACTCATCTAGAATTTTTAATAATTCGTTCTTCTGAGTTACAAGTTCGTCCGCTGCCGCTTTATCTTTATCAAGTTCAATTTTAGTTTGTTCGGCACTTTCTATTAGATTTTTGGAATTGGTAACGCAAAATTTACAATTAGGATCGTATTCGTGACAATCATAATGTTTTAATTTATCAAGTTTTGCGTTTACTGATGTACGTAAAACTGCCAAATCTTTATCAACTAAAGTTATATCTTCACGAATTTTTAGAACCTTAACATACTTTTCATCAACACCATCCAACTTGAGCAGGTCTGAAGATTTTTCTTTTCGGGTGGTCGCTAATTTTTTCTTTCTCTCTGATTCAGTGTCTCTATTATCAGTTGCAACTTCAAGTCTTTCTTTTAGATTCTTTTTGTTAAATTCAAGTTCATCGATATCAACCGAGGTTTCATCGAAAGAACAATTCTTAAATTGAGAGTTTTTATCAGCAAGTTTTTTGTTGAATTTTTTTTGCTCAAGGAGTGCTATATTTGTTGTACTATCTTGTTCTGTGTACTTTTTGTTTATGTCCTCAAGTTTTTCTTGAACACTTGCCAAAGTTTCGTCAAAATCTTCACGATTAAATCTTTTTAATAGTGCATTAATTTCTTTGATGTCTTCAGATGCAGTTGTGTGCAATTGATCAAATGTATCAATGCCCATAAATTGTGCAAGTAAGTCTTTTCGTTCACTTTGACTTTTATCTATAAAAATTGCATTATTGTTTTGCAAACTCAGTGTTGTTAATACAAAATCATCATATGAACCGACGTGGTCACGAATAGAAGCATTTGTTCCTGCCCGTTGTTCACCATTTAGAGATACTTGCTGGCCGTCTTCATCTAACTTCCAAAAGTCGACCACGACAGTTACATCACCATTTTTTTTGGTAGTTGCAGTTCTATCTATATAATAATTTACTCCGGAAATTTCAAAATTTAATTTGCAGTAAAAAGATTCTGTTTGTGTGTTAAGTACGTGGGCTGCTTTGAATGCTCTATCACATTTGTCAAATAAACAAAAACTTAATGCACTCATTACACTACTTTTACCACTTGCGTTTGACGCAAATAATCCCATAACACTTTTCATGTTAGTAAAATCAACTACATTTGCATCTCCGTAACTGAACATATTACCAAACTCAAACTTCTTGGGTTTCCAAATACAGTTCCTAAGAACTTCTTTTACAACCAATTTATCATTCACTTCTTTGTTTATATCAA